CCCTTTAGGGGGTGGGGTGAGGAGGAAGGGTGTTTTACCTCACCTTTCCTCACCTTTCCTCACCTGTGAGGCTCTAGGTGAGGTTGCATATTTATCACACTTCGTCATGGCTGATCCACTCTCCGACCACCACGACGGCCACTTCTCTGGCCTGCCTCGGGTCTGTGATCCGCTCGACGGCCAGCACGTTTGTCTTGATCCACGTCTTGATGATCGCCGACACCTTGGCCTTGCCTTTCTTCTCGGTGATGTCGATGCCCAGCATGTCTGCTATCGGGACGCCCACCCATTTTTTAGACTGCTGGCTTTCGCGCAGCGGCTCGTCGTTTGTGTGGGCATCTGAGACGATCCTCTGGGCTGCCTTGGCATCTTTGGCGCTGATGCCGTCGAAGGCGTCTGGCAGCGTGTACGGGACGCAGACACCGATCCATTCGCCGTTGTCGATCTTGACGCCTTCCATCTTGCGATAGACAGCGGCTGCTGCTGGCGGGGCCAGGTTGGCCTTTCCGTCATCGACGCGCATGATGCTGCGGGCCTCGTTCTCATCGATGCCCAGCTTGGCCGCGTCGTCGGCTGACATGCGGTTGACGACGCGGGCAGCACGGGCCGCCCCGATGAGGCTGCCTGCGCCACGCACGCTGTCGATGCTGGCATCCTCGCCGTTGCCTTTGCGGATGTGATGGATCAGCCCGATGGCGCACTTTGTCTCGTCCGCCACGCGCCTTATTTCCGCCACAATGGCGTTTACTGCCATATTGTCGTTCTCGTTGATGTTGTGAGCGCCGACGAATGGGTCAATGAAGACGCAGCCGATCTGCTTTTCGGGGATCTTGGCGCACAGGTATTCGACCAGCTTGGTGTTGGGCAGGACGCCCTCGCGTGTCTGGATGCCAAACTTCAGGCTGAAGTCTCGGCCCGCGTTGACGAACAGGCGGCCCTCGACCTCGGCGGGCTTGATGCCGTAATGCCGCATTGCAGCGAGGACACGGCGCTGGATCTCTTCCAGCGGGTCTTCAAGGTTTACGATCCAGACGTTAGTGCGCTCTTTGACTTCCTCGCCCAGCAGCGGGCGGCCTGTCACGATGGCCAGCGCCTCGACGATCTGGAGGCTGGTCTTGCCGATGCCGCCCGCCGATGCCAGCACGCTGACGAAGGACCGCAGATAATGGTGGGCGTATATCCAGCGGCGCGGTTCGATGCTGGCCTCGTCGAACATGTCGTAGAGCGTGGGCCAATCCGGGGCCGCCTCGGGGGCGTCTGGGGTGTCGAAGCTGTCCAGGTCTATTTCGTCGGCCTGTGCGCTGGCAGGTGCCTCCTGCGCAGCCTGCGGGGCCACATAGTCGAAATCATCCATGCCATTCTCGGGCAGTTCGATCTCGGACTTGGCAGGGCTGATCTCCAAGCCATAGGCACGCACGGCCTTGTCGAAATCGCCCTGATGCTCAAAATGCACATAAAGGTCCCATGCATCGCCCCAGCAGTATGAACTCTCACCAAGTGACTTAGGCCTGCCCACACCAGCGGCTGCATCAGATCCAGACAGGCTTACCCAATGCGATAAAAAGTTCTGCGTGGCGAAGCTGGGGCTGGTTTGATACCGAGAACGATAATGCTGGGATGACCCGCGCCGTTCATATTGGTAGCGGGCGAACAGATCCTCGATGGTGTGGTCTGCGTTGAAGGCATCCACCGGGCTGACCTGATCGGGGAACTTCTGCCGACGCTCGGCGCGCTGGCGCTCACGGTCGGCACGCGCCCGGTCGGCCTGCTCGGCGGCGAGGCGGTACTGCTCCAGCCTGCGGTCGATCTCTTGGCGGATGGCGCTGTCGGCATCCAGACGCAGCGTGCCAGCGCGGACGATGCGGTGCTGATAGAAGATCGGGGTGAGATCTGGATTGCGTTTGGCCAGCGGCACGTTGGGCAGGTAAATGGGCTGACCACAGCGTGCCAAAGCGCCGTCGGGGTGTATGCCATTGGCATGCAGCAGGTCGAACAAGGCGGTCTGGGCCAACTCATAGTCAGCGCCTGACAGCACGCCGGCCAGCGGAAGCAGGACGCGCCATTTGCGGTTCTCTGGTGTCGCGCCGGATGATGAGTAGGCGAGCAGGCTGACGGGGCCGCAGGCGGCCTCCACGGCGGCCAGCACGTCATCCAGGCTGGGGTTGCCCTTGTCGATGTCGAGGGCGAGCATACGGAAGGCGCCGCGCTCGCGCTGGGCTTCGTGCGATCTGCCGTCGTGTTCGCGGTAGGTCGAGGGGATGAAGAAATCGGCGTCGATCTTTTCTTTCGCCTGCGGTGTCGAGACCATGCGGGCGATGTCGCCCCAAGAGATGCCGGGGTAAACCTGGCCGGGCTTGTCGATGAGCGTGTGAAAAGAGCCGGGGGCTGTTAGGAAGCGGATATCAGACATTGTGGCCACCGCGACACTTGCCACCAGATATAGACTGCATTAAAGTATTCCTTGTGTTGGGTTGCTCTCACACATCTGGAACCTGCTCCTCCCTCGGTTCCGCCTGCCTTACTTGAACCCCGGCGCGTTGGTCTCACGCCGGGGTTCTTCTTTACTAAAATGGGATTTCGTCCCCCAGATCATCTGCAATGGCTTGGCGCTTCTGTTCGGTCAAGGGCGCTTTTGCCTGCTCAAACGGATCGGCCTTGCTTTCGACGGTGTCGAAGTCATCCATGCCGCCGTCGCCGTAGCGGGCCTCGGTGACCTGCACCGCGTCCAACAGCAGGCTGATGCCGCCGTTGCCATCGGGGTCGATCACAGCGACAGCCCACGCGCGCACGGTGCCTTTGGAGCCGCCCCAGAAGGCCAGATCGGCCAGAGGCTGCTTCTGCCCGTCGATGACGGTGGGTGCCTTGTTGGGCGTGCCGTCTTTCTTCATGCCGTTGCGCTTGGCGGTGAATTGTACCATGCCGGTTTCGTTGCCATGCTCGTCCTTCAGCTTCTTCATGCTGAAGATGGTTTTGAACTGGGGCATCTTGCTGTTGCGCGAGCGGCAAGCCTCATAGTGGGCGCGCAGTTCTTCGTAAAGCGGCTTGGCCTGCTCCTTGGTCATCTCAAAGGCCACGGACCAAGCCGCGTTGGATGCGGTGGGCGCGCAGGGTTCGCTGGCCTGCTTTTGGGTGTTGAACCGATAGGTCTGGTTCAGCTTGGGATACTGAAGGGTCACGTTCTTGACGAGAACCTTGTGGAAGTCATCGTTGTTAGCCATGATTTGCTCCTCTCTGGCTTGTGGTCTCAGAAGTCTACGGTTTGGTCGAAGATGTCATCTTCGGTGGTCTCGGTCTGCCAACGCGGCAGATCGATATGGTTAATCAGTGGCCATCCATTTGTGAAGTCCATAACGGCGATGGCATTGCTGATCTTTTGGAGGGTCTGGGTCACGATCATATCGGCGTGGTCCAGATATCGGTCGGTAAGGGCGTGGACACCGACAGCAAAGGGTGCCTCTTTCTCGACCGCGATGAACATGAACGTGTCGGCCTTGTAGCCTGCCGCCCGAAGTGCGCGCAGGTAGAAGGCGGCCTGCACATCGTATGCGTACTTGCGAAGCTCACGCGGGAAGCCGTCGGGGCTGGCGTCGGTTGTGGTCTTCACGTCGAACACCAGGCCGACATCTGGCAGATAGCCGTCGGGCCTGCATTTGATTTCGACGCCAGTGGCCGGATCGATGCCGAAGAAACTGGCCTCGGCCACGAAGGTCGGATCGGCCAGATACATGGCCGCGACCGGGTGTGCCTTAACGGCATCCGCGATGCGCGCGGCCAGATCGAACTCGGCCTCGGGCAGAAGAATTTGGCCGTCGAGATCGGCGGCAAGCTGCGCCTCTTTCCACTTGTTGCCACGGCGATCCTCGGGGCCGCGCAGGACGAGGTTCTTTTCCGGCTCCAGCACCAGAGCGTGAACGGCGCTGCCCAATGCGAAGGCGCTGCTTTCCTTGCGGACCTTGCCCTTCCAGTGGGCCAGCGATGTTTTGTAAACCGCCTTCACGTCCGAAGACGAGATGGCAGGGTGGGCGTGGTATTCCTTGTTGGTCAGGTCGGTTCTCATTTCTTCCTCCATCCGTAATATGCGATCAAAGCCGCCTCGGCCCTGCCGTCGTCTTTCTTGCGCGCCCACAGGTTGGACTGATCCGGGAACACGCTTGATGCGTATGCTCTTGATGCGTCCTTGTCGGTGGACAGGCCGAAGTGCTTCTTCCAAGCCGCCGGCGGCACTTCATTGGTCGGCACGCCAGCGTAGAACAGGCAGGCCTTCATCTCGCCGTAGGCCTGCGCGATCTTGGCTACGTTAGCTGTTCCTATGGCCCTTGGGAAAAAAGGCTTTTCGATCCAGGCGCACCGCACGCTGCCGATCTCGGACAGGACGGCGCGCTTTTCCTCGATGGTGCCGGGCATGTCGAACACGCGCACGCTCATGTCGTCACCGTCCATGACCGCTATGGCGCCCGTCTTGCCGGGGTCGATGCCGATGTAGAGGGCCATCACTCAGGCTCCCCGCGCGCGTGGTCGATGTCAAAGCGGACGAACCCTCGCCTGTCGCCCTGCATTGGCGGGCCGACCTGATACGATGTCACAGCACCTTGCGCCGTGCGGCCCGATCCGAAGCGGTATTTGAACTTGGTGTCCATCTCGCCGCCGTGGACATCAACCAAGCCGTCGATGATTGATTTGAGTTCTTGCAGCTTCATTTGGCTTCCCCTACCGCGATCTCGCCGCCGCAGGCCAGATAGCCGCAGCCGTCGATCCAGTTGTCCGCGTGCGCCGGGTTCGACTTGGCGCGGGCCAACTTCAGCAGGGTCATCATCACGGCCACATCGTGCGGTTTGATGTTGCGCCCGAGGTGTGCCGACCAGTAAGCCGCGATCAGGCCGAAGTTGGCCTCGGCGTCACCGTGCGTGGCGTCCCGATCCTTGGTGACGTAAGCCTTCGCCGTGTCCAATATCTCGGAGCGGTTCATTTCCACGTCCCCTTGTCGCGCAGGCTGTCGATGCCCGTTATCTCGGCCAGCCGATTGCGGTAGATTGCGCCCGGCGTGATGTTGTTCTGCATCCAGCGCGACATGCTGGATTTTGCGACGGGTACTTGGTCTGCGATCCAGCCAAGCTTGCGCCCTCCGTCCGCCGCCCACTGTCTGATTTGGTCTTGAGCCTTCACGGCGTCCTCCTGTGCTTCGGTTCGATCTGTCTATTTGTTAAAAAAAGATGCGTCAAGCGTAATTTTTTGCTTGCACGCTGCGTGACAGGCTGTATGGTGGTCATACGAACTAGCAAACAAGGAAACAAACAAATGCAGATCCAGATCAAAGAAGCGATCGCCTACGAAGGTCCGGCAGTCCAGTATATGGGCGAAGACGGTTACCCCACTGCCATCATCATGCCGGTCCTGGTCGCCGTTGCCCGCGACGGTCGCTGGTTCCAGTTGCCGAATGGCATCGTGCGTGAGTACGACGAAGAATATGGCGACGTTCATGTCCGCGCCCGTTGGAACATCTGCAAGGCCGACGACATGGCTGCGGCAATCAACGACCGCAAGTTCATCAACGAAGAGCATTGGGTTGAGGTCAGCAAAGAGGCGATGGAAGCCTATAATCGCGGCTCGTATCAGTGCTGACCTTCTGGTGACCAGCCCTGCGGGGCTGGCATCCTGAAGGCCAACAAACAAGGAGACTACCAGATGAAATTCCCCAGCTTCTACGCTGAGTGCGCCTACCTTGACGGAGTGCGCGACCATCAGGACAACACCTCAATCCGCTTTGCGTCATATGTAAAGTTTGGTCAGGTGATCGCTGCGGGTGCCGATTGGTATGCCCGTGGCAAGAGTGATGCAGCCCGTGCCGCTGCTTAATACAACCATCGCAAACAAGGAGACTACCAGATGAAAATTACAGAACTAAAGATTGCCCCCAAATCCTCATGGCAAATGGTCGGTCGCGACAACCCACTGGTTTGCACTGTCAAGCTGTCCACCGAGACCGCCGTGGTGGAGACCTTGCTGCATGATGACCAGATCGAACAGATCCTGATGCTTGTGCAGGGCATCGTGGCCGAGGCAGCGCAGCGCAATGTTGCAGCGTTTGTCTCTCAGGTTTTGGCAATTGAAAACAAGGAGATCAAATAATGCGTATCCGAGACGCCGCCGCCGACCTGATCGGCACCCTGTGCGTCTTTGGCCTGCTGTACGCGGGCTTCATGTTCGGCCTTGGGATGGGGTGGTGATGCCAGCCTATTACAACGAATTCGACCCAAAGGCCGCAGCATGGCTGCGGGAACTTATCAAGCAAGGCCACATAGCAGATGGAGTGGTGGATGACCGATCAATTGTCGATGTTACCCCTGATGAACTGCGAGAGTTCGCCCAATGCCACTTTTTCGCAGGCATCGGCGTCTGGTCCTACGCCCTGCGATCCGCAGGCTGGGCCGACGACCGTCCTGTTTGGACAGGAAGCTGCCCGTGCCAGCCTTTCAGCGCGGCAGGTGCAAGAGGCGGGTTTGATGACCAGCGGCACCTCTGGCCGCACTGGCACCATCTCATCAGCCAGTGCCGCCCTTCAGTCGTCTTTGGCGAGCAGGTTGCAAGCAAGGACGGCCTCGGCTGGCTCGACCTTGTACACGCTGACATGGAAGCAACGGGCTACGCCTTCGGGGCTGCTGATCTGTGCGCTGCGGGCGTCGGCGCGCCGCATATCAGACAGCGCCTCTGGTTTGTTGGGATGGCCGACGCCCAATGCGGGTCCGCAGAACGACACGGACACGAAATGGGAAGCGCGGCGCGAGGTGTGCAAGGCTCGCCACGGGAACAACGGCTTCGGCCTGACGCTGGGAATGGCCTCCACGCTGACGGGCTGGCAAACGCCAGTGGTTCAGGACAGCAAGCAGAGCGGGTTGGCTCCGTCAGGGACGGGCAACAGCCTGAAGCTGTCATTCGAGGTACAGAGGGCAAGCTGGCCGACGCCGCAGATGAGGGATTTCAGATCGGGCGGGGAGGATCGGGTGGAGAACCCGGATCGGTCGAACAATCTGAACGACTTCGTGCTGATGGCGGGCTGGCCGACGCCGATGGCAACGGACGCCACGAAAGCTTGCAATCGGTTTCGGGAGGATCATCAGAACGGGCTGGGAGCGGTGGCATCAATCACGGGCTGGGCAACGCCGACGACCAGGGATCACAAGAACACGGGGGATCTGGAGACATATATCTACGGCAGCCAGACGGGCAGGATCAGGGACGACAGCACATCAACGCAGGCATGGATGTGCGCGCACCACAGCAGCCCAGCCCGACTAACGGTTTCTGGCGAGATGCTGATTGGCTCTTCTGCCGGGATGGAAAGTGGCGGCCAGTTGAACCCAGCACATCCCCGCTGGCTCATGGGTCTCCCGCCAGAGTGGGACGACTGCGCGGTTACGGCAATGCCATCGCTGCCCCGGTCGCGGAAGAATTCATCTCAAGCGTAATGGAGATACTAGAATGAGCAAGCAAGACCTACTTTTCTACATCGAACTGCGGCAGAGCCAGATCGACGATCTAGAAAAGAGATACGGCACTGGCGTCAGGCCGTCATGGGTCGGCGAAGAGATTATGATCCTCATACACTATCAACGTGACGCAGAAGACCAACTCAAAGCAATGGAAGCCAACAATGCAGCCGACTGAACTGGTAGTAACCAACCGCCTCGCCACTGGCACCACCTTCGCCGTCCTTGCCAGCGACATGACGCAGAATGTGTTCATCCCGTCCAAGCTGGCGTTGGATGCCAGCCTG